TGTTCGCGTTGTCGAAGTTGATCTGAGCGACCTTGTTGTCGCCAGACGCCTTCAGGATCCGCGTGATTGCCGAGTTGGGAACGGCCTTGACATTGAGGCCGCCACTGGACTGGGCTTGCACGAGACTGGCATCCACATAGGACGACGTGCCGAGCGTACCGGTGACGATCGTGGCCAAGACGCGACGAAACAGTGAGCAATCCAGGTATGCCGAGGTTTGCGCGGCATGCGTGGAAATCGGACCGATCGCCGCCATCGTTGCCGCCCGATCGGTGGGAAGCTGATTGACGAAAGACATGATTGAATCCTCTGAGAAAAGAGAAGGGCCGCTTGCGCGGCCCCGATCGGTTAGTACGTGGTGGTGGCGATCACGCCCTTCGCGAACCAGGTCGTCTTGCCCGTGACCTGAAGCTTGAAGTCGGCACGCCACACGTCGTTATCCGCACCCTTTGCGGACAGGTCGGCGATGTAGCAGTACCCGTAGAAGCCCGAGCCCTTCCAGTGCTTCGGCGAGGCCGTGACGGCACCCGTGAGGATGCCATTGGAAACTACCGGAGCCGTGCTGTCGTCGGACTCGCAGACGATGAACGGGATCAGGCCGATCGTGCCGGCAGCGCCAGCCTCGAAGAGTGCCTTGGTGCTCTGATGGCCGGTATTCGTCAGATCGAGCACGAGCTCGCCGGACGTTTCCGGAGGAGCCGCGCGGCCGCCCTGGTACTCGTCATACGCTCCGCTATCGAAGTTCGACTGGTCGATTTTCTTGCGCGGGCCGCCACCGACGTTGCTGAGTCCCTTCAACTGCGGGATCAGCAGAGCGACGTGCGGCGAGATCAGGGAGTTCAGGAGGTAGACGCGAGTGCCGGCAGTGACTTGACTCTTGGTCGTCATGGTCAGGTCTCCTTAGCGGGCAGCGAGGTTCACGAAGCAAGACAGCTTGTTCGAGCCGTTCTTGCGCGTGATCGCGCTGGTCCACCACGGCTGGCCGCCGACGCGCATCACGAAACGGAACGCGGTGATGTCGTAGTCAAACCACAGGTGGATCGAAACGTCGGTACGGATACCGCCGGCCTTGACGATCGACAGGTACGTCGAAAGGTCAACGAGGTTGATGTCACCCTGCGAGCTAAGCGCCGGGCAGGCCTCCGTCACAACGACAGGACGGCCCATCAGCGTTCCGTAAGGCGAGCCGGACAGGCCGCCCGGAGGCAGGTATGCCGGGAACACACCGGAGTTGGTGCCGGTGATGACGAGGCTCGGCAGCTGCTGCTCGACGTCCTGATTGATCAGCCAGATCGCGTTCTTGCGACACTGGCTGTACATCCGCGCCCACATCTTGACGATGTTGGCGTAGTTGACGGTGTTCGCAGCCTGGCCGGATTCCTTCGCGACCGTGACGAGTGCGCCGGAGTTGAGGAAGCCGAGCGGCTGACCCGCACCCGTGCCGTTGACGATCGCGTTGTTGATGGCGAAATCCATCTTCACCGGCGCCTTGGTGTTGAGATAGTTCGTCATCGCGGCGGCGTCTTCGAGCAGCTCGTCCGTGACCGGGACGAGCGCCGTCAGCTTGTTGAGCTTGACGGTGGTGTTCTGCAACGAAGGCTTGGACTGGCTCAACTGGCCGGCCTCGCCTTCCCAGAACGCCTGGATACCGCCGGACGTCTGCCACGGCGTGGTTTCGTCCTTCGGGATCGTCAGCGAGTTGCTCGAACTGGTCTGCTGGTCGGTACGTGACAGCAGCGAGTCCTCGCCCATCACCTTGATCATGATGGCCTGGCGGAACTCGGGCGGAACCGCGAAGCCGCCATCGGAGCCAGCACCTTCCTGGCCGAAGCTCGAGGGAGCGTTGGCGATCAGGCGCGGATCCACCGCACCACCACCGCCCTTCTGGATCGCGGACGCGCCGGCGACGGCCATCGCGTACTCACCGAAGTGGCGGAAGCCCCACTTGTTCTTGTCATCCAGCGCTTCGATGCGCGGGGTGCGCGAGGGCGTCTTCGGTGCAGGCTTTGCCGCGTTCTGCGGGTCGTTGACCGGCGTGCCGTCAGTGTTCGTCTTGCGCGCAGCGGGCGCGGCCAGCTTCGCCTGCATTTCGGCGATCTGGTTGCGGCGCTCTATGTCGGCCTCGACTTCACCGAAGCGGGCGAAGATGTCCTGCACTTCCTTTGTCTCGTCGACCGTCAGCGGACGCTTTTCGGCGTCGGCTCGGGCCTGGATGTTCTTGGCGTTGTCGCTGAGTCCGACCAGCTTTTCTTTCAGTTCGTCCAGCGTTTCGGTTGCGTCGTTGCGCGGGTTCATGCCGAGCGCGAGCGCCGACGCCACCGCAGCGGCCATCGTGGTGTTCTTCATTTTTCGTTGCCTTCTATTGGGATTTGCGCGCCTCACGGCGGGCATGAAAAAACCGTCTCACGACGGTTTCTGGCTTTGCGGGAAAGGCTGGCCTTTACCCTGCGGTGACGGCGCTGGCGCCGCGAATCTTGCTCACACGCATCTGCATGCGAGCCAAAAGTGCGTTTGTCTCACGCGATGCTTCTTGCAGTTCGCGCGGGGTGTTCTTGAACTTGTTCAACAGTGTCGAAGCGATGGCGTTGACGGATTGGCCGTCGTCATCGATCGCGTCACAGAAGCCGCGGTCGAGGCACATCTGCGCCGTCATCCACGTCTCGTCGTCCATCCATTGCTTGATCTTGGCCTTGTCGCCCTTTGTGCGAGCGACGTAGGTGTCAAGCAGCGTTTCCGCCACCTGATCAAGCGCATCGGCGTTTTTGCGCATATCGGACGCGGTGCCGACCGCCATGCCCCATGGCTCGTGAATCATCATCTGCGCGTTCGGTGACATTCGGATCTCGTCACCGGCCATGCAGATGATTGATGCAATCGACGCGGCAAGCGCATCAACGTGCATGACCTTCTTTGCCGGGAAACGTTTCAACTGGTTATAGATCGCAACACCCTCGAACACGGAGCCGCCGGCACTGTTGATGTAGCAATCCAATTGGTCGACCTTACCGAGCCCGCGAAGCGCTTCCGCCACGTTGCCGGCAGTGACGCCACCGAAGAAGCCATCGCCGATGTCTTCGTACAGGTAGATTTCGCCGGTCGTGCCCCTGGCTTTGGCGAAGAACGTTTGGCCGACGCGGGCGCGCATGCTGTTGCTGGCGTCCGTCTTATCAGCCTTATCGATCTTGTCGAGAAGATTGGAGCAAGCGTCCTCGACATCCTTGGCGCCCTGCGCCGCAGCACGCCCCTTGGCGCTGACGACCGCGTTGCGATAGACCTCGCCACCCTTGCTGACCGGATAGCCGTAATATCCCTTGGTCTGCTCGGCTTTATCTGGATGCGTCGCTAGAAATGCCTTGCTGTACTCGGCCCAATCGTCGCCTTTGTCGCCGAGCAGCTTGTTACCGTCCTCCGCGCTGAAATTCCACGAGCCGCGATTGACCTTGCCGGAATCTACGAGACTGTTGGCGTAATCGACGCCGGCTTTGTTGACCTTGGTAGGCATGCTTCGTAGCTCCAGAAATGGAAAGGCCGCCTTTCGGCGGCCTCTCGTTTGGCCCACTGCTTCTCAGCGTTGGCTAGGCTTCAAAAACTGATTGACGAACTGCTGCGCCGCCGCTTCCGGCTGCGCACATCCGAAGGCTACGGCCTGACCCTGCGCGAGCGCGAGGCTGAATGTCTCGGTTCCGGCGCATGCACTGAACCCCTCGCACGGCTTCACGAGCGCCTCGTGCAGCAAGCGGGTCTGCTCCATCTTGAAATTGCGCAGGTATTCTTCGCGCTCCGATTCGGCGTGCCGCACCTTGTCGTAATCTGCCATCCGGTTGCGTAGACGGCCTGCGAATCTGCTGAAGACCTGTGCGAAACATGAAGACCACGCGCGGTTGAGCGTGTCGCCACCATCAGACGATGCCGGCGCCGGCGTTTCCGTATCGTCGCCGGGGTTGGCCACGAGCCAGTTTGAACCGACTTCCTCGAGCGGAATGTTCGCGCTATTCACCACGCGAATGTCGCCCTCCGAGCCGATTGTGTCGCGGCCCTCGAGCTTCAGAATATCGTTCGCCGAATAGACGCCGATATTGCGCATCGTCGAATAGTAGGTTGAGCGGGCCGTTGCATCGCCCTGCGACAACCATTCGATGTCGATGCGCGTGAAGCGTGACTTTCCCCGAGCGGACAGCAGCTTGAAGTCGACCTCTTGCTCGTTGCGCTTGCACCAGGGCTTGAGCGCATCGCGCGTGAATTCGATGCCCTGCTGTTCGATGTTGTTGTTCGTGGAACGCAGCAGATGCGCGACCTTATGTGGCGGAACTCCGAACCAGCGGCAGATTTCCTCGACTTGATTCTGACGCGACGAAATGACCTGAGACTTGTCAGCGTCCGGTGTCGTCTGCGCGAACGTGGCGCCGCCTTCGGCAATGAACGGCCGATGTGACTTGTTCGGTCCACGGTGCCGTGCCTCGAAGGACTCGACCAGGCGCGCATATGGCTTGTCGTCCAATACGCCAGGGACGGTAAGCACGCCGCCGATCTGCGTGTTGTTTCCGAAGTACGTCGCCGCGAAGCGCTCAAGCGCCATCGTCAGACCGATCGACAGCGAGGCCTTGGCGATCATGTTGTCGCCCATCAGGCCATTGATGCCTGGCCCCTTGACGTGCAGCACGTCTTCCTTTTCGAGATCGACCTCGGAACCGTCATCGTTCCAGACGTGATAGATCAGGCGCCCGTCTTCAGGATCGCGGCGCGGCTCGCACTTGTCCGACGTAATCGGATATAGCGCTGCAGCGCGGCCGGACAGATCCCGCGCAATCTCCGCGTACCCATTGCCCCACGTCAGCGCCATGATGCCCAACGCCTCACGGAAGCTGATCGCCGTCATGTCCTCGTTCGGGCGAACGTTCAGCAGGTAGTACAGCGGATCATCCAGCAGCAGCCGGCGATTGCCTGATTTCAGCCGCTCAAAAACGTTCCATTCCGATGCTGCGATCGATTTGCTGATGACATCCACGCACGCCCACACAACCGAAACCTGCAGCGCGTTTTCCGGCGTGACTCGAACGCCGGCCGGATTCGATGGCGTGAGCCAGTAACGGAACAAGCGCCGCGGGTCGCGCGGCTCCGTCTGCGCAGCGTTGTACGGCGACAGCACGCCCTCTGGTGGGAATATCGCATCCCACAGTTCTATGCCGAGATCGTCAGTCATCGTCTTCGCTTGAGAGGAATCGGCGCCTCCAGTCGTCGGAAGCGATCACGGGTTCGTTGTCTTCCGGTTTCTGGATTTCGGCCGGCGCCGGTTCAAGATCGTTGTCCCCACCGAGCACGCGCACGCGCGGCTCAGGCATTTGGCCCTCCAGCGCGTTCGCCGCACCCATCGCCATCGCCAGCGCAATCGCCGCATCGATTTTGTTGACCGAGCGCGTCTTGGCGAGCCAGTGATTGCCCCACTTGTCGTCTTCTGCGACTGCGGAAAGCATCGCGGAAACCAGAACCGGGTTGCGGCGGAACCGGATGCGTCGCTCGAGCATCGCGTCTTCTACCGGGCGAATGGAGCCTGGCATCCAAAGGCCGTCCGCCTCCTTCCCTTGCGACTTGGCGACCGCCTTCATCGCCTCGGTCGGGTTGCCCTTTTTTAGGCCACCTTGCGGATGCTCGACGAACTCGAGCTTGAGCCCGAGTTCGTCCGCCTCTTCCTCAAACTTGCGGAATGCATAGCGGTCATAGGCGACCATGCTGATCCGATACGTCTTGTCGTATTCGGCGAGCGTCTGCGCGACGTGGCGATAGTTGATGCTTTCCCCGTGTGGCGCGTGAATGTGCCCCTGCTGCGACCAAACTCGGTACGGGATCTTGTCCCGCATTTCGCGAGCGTCCATCGTATCGCGTGGTGTCCAGGCCTCGACCCAGGCGTCGAACGTCGGCTTGCCGTCTGCCGTCGTACCGGTGCGAACTATGGCGCCTAGCGCGGTAATGTCCCGATTCTGCGACAAGTCGAGTCCGAGGCTGATTTTCTTCCCAGCATGCTCGGCCGGGTCAAAATCGGCTAGGCATGGCTCCAGCGCCTCGCGCGTCATCCACGCCGTCTCCGCGTCGGTCCACATGCAGAAGTGAAGCCGCAGGATGCCGTTGAGCTTGCCCGGTATCGCACGCGCCTGCGCAACCTGTTCCGTCAGGTATTGTTCGGTGATCGTGGTGCCGAGCAACGGGTTGGCCTTAGGCCAGCAGGTCGGATCGGTCAGCGGATCATCGTCGGCATCAAGGCTGCACACGAACGAAAATGTCGTGTCGTCGAGCGGCTCGCCAACGAACGTCGGATCGTTGACTGCTTCCGTGTGCCCTGCCGCAACCTTTACCGCGTGCTCGTGTTCCTCCCAGGCAACCGAGTTGCGATCCGAACCGCTGTTCGTGATCATCAGCAACAACGGCTGCCGGCGGAACTTGAACCCGCGCTCGAGCATTTCCAGAATCTTGCGATCGGGCAGCTCGTGAACCTCATCCGCAAGGACGAAGTACGGCCGCGGTCCGGATCCGGTCTTTCCGATATCTCTCGACACGGGGCGGAAGTAGCTGCCGCTCGGGAAGTGCGCGATATTGAACTCGCGCCCAGGACCCCCGGAAAACGCCAGTCGCTTGCTCAGGGCAGGCGACTGCTTGACCATCTTCACGGCGTCTGAGAATAGGATGCCGGCCTGCTCGCGCTTAGCCGCCGCGGCGTAAACCTGGGCGCCGGCCTCGCCATCGGCGCACAACGCCTTGATACCGATGCCGCCGGCAAGAGGGGATTTGCCGTTTCCCTTGCCCTGTTCGATGTACGCGCGGCGAAACCGGCGCGTGCCGTCCGCGCGCTTCCAGCCGAACAGCGAGCCGATGATGAACGCCTGGCTCGGGTGCAGCAGGAACGGTGTTCCCTCGAACTGGCCCTCAGATAACCTCAAGACCTGTTCGAAGAAGTCGAACGCCTCTTGGGCGGACTCGACATCGAAAGTCAGACCGCGTTCGTGGCCTCGCTGGAGATCCAGTAAATGCCTCTGGCAAGCGTTCCGGACGTGCGGCCCGGCTATCGTCTCCCCATCAACAACGCTGCGCGCGTAGTCATCAGTTCGGTTTTCCACCGAAGAATCGATCCTCGGGCTCACCTTCTTCTCGGTCGTCATGCGCAACCTTCGTGTCATCGACCGGCGTCAGGCCGAGCTTGGACAGCAGCGAGCTAAGCGCCTGGTGCGCCGAAACGCCCATGTCCGGATCGGTATCCATCCGCGCCGCGATGATGCAGACCTGGCGGAGCGCTATGCGATGGTGCGCGCGAAGCCACGGAGCATCTGCAACCGTGTCAAACCAGACGGCTTTCTGCTCGTCGGTCATGCGCTCATAGGGTTCGCCGATTGCGCGCGACCGCTTCGGAGCCTTGCGATCGGCGAAGCGGCCAGGGTTGATTATTGCAGCGCCTGAGGCGGCAGCTTTTTCAGCGGGAAGCCTTGGTCTTGGCATGCCTTCGTAACCTATTGATTTAGCTCGTCCTGTGAATTGCAGACG